TTTTGTTTGTGGGTATTGTAATATGTGTGAAAAAGAATTGTTGAATAACGAGGGTGGATGGATTATAAATGGAGAGAAGAAACACTTTTGCCACGATGGTCGTGATGGAAGTTGTTTTGATAAATACTGTCATACAAAAAAGGAGGCACAATGCCGGGACACTATGGAAAAAAAATGAAGAAACCAATGGGTAAAAAAAAGAAAATGGATAAGAAAAAAAATAAAACAAAAATGAAAACGAGTAAAAGATAATGCCGGGTAAAGGTAAAAAAAAATATACTAAGAAACAAATGAAGATAGCTCGAGTTGCTGAACCTAGAGATAAAATTACAAGAGCTGACTTTGCAAAGTTAAGAAAAGGTAAAAAGAAAAGATATGGCTAAACTTTGTGCAAAAGGTAAAGCTGCTGCTAAAAGAAAATTTAAGGTATACCCCAGCGCTTATGCTAACATGTATGCTGCTGGTGTATGTAGCGGTAGAATAAAACCTAAACGTACTAAGAGAAAAAAAACATAAGGAAACAAATGGATAATGTCTAAAGGTTTACGTTCATGGGTAAGAGCTAATTGGGTAGACATTGCTAATCCAAAGAAAGGTGGTGGCTTTCCCAAGTGTGGTAGGAGCAAAGGAGAAAAAAGACGTAACTATCCTAAATGTGTACCTGCTGCAAAAGCTAGAGCCATGACACCTGCACAAAGACGTGCTGCTGTATCAAGAAAAAAAACTGCTGAGAGACGACCAAGAAAAGGTAAAAGACCTAACTACGCTAGAACTTAATTAGTTCATCATACTCACCCCAAATAGTTTGAGCAGGATCCCAATAATATTTTTGTTGTAGTTTCATTTGTATAGCATAGTTTACTGTGGTGTGGTCTTGACCAAATATTTTTCCAATACTTGATAAGCTCATTTTATATTTATCATATAAAATATTTTGACAGATGTTTCTTGATCTAACTACATCTCTTGATCTTACTTTACCAAGTAAATCTTTTTTACTTACTTCATATCTTATACAAACTTTGTTAATTATAGAATTAAGTATATCTTGTTTTGGCTTTGAAAATTGATAAACAATTTGTCTATTAACCCAACTATATTTACTTACTGGTTTTTGCTCTGCTAGTTTAATACCTTTCTTTTTATTTTGTTGAGCTTGTTTGTAACCATTTATAAAACCATCTTCATATAATTTTTGTTCAGCATCTGTAAATAGATACCATGCCTTTTTATGAACATAGATAAAATAATTGTTGCCTTTATCTTTGATATGTTTTTTGCAAATTGTTTTTAATAGAGCCATAGAATCCCCTCGGTCTTTGTTGTTTTTTTTATAATTTTAATGCTTATCGCATCAACATTTCTTTAGTTCTTTCAATCTTCCAAATCAATCTAAAGCTATCTTTCTTATACTTCTTAGCTTTATCTTGAGTCTCAAGAAACTTGCTATGTTTCTTTGCTTGCAAGTCCCTGAGTTTTTGGAGTCGTTGTCGTAACTTGTCCATCCTTCTCCTTTTTCACTTTAGTGAAGTCTATCTTTAGTCCAGTAACTTCACATTCTACTAACTCTCCCTGTGCGTTGGGATCAGCAGCCTTTTCAACACTCTCAAATCTTTCAGACAAAATAAAATTTGCTTCGCCAGATTTAATTCTTATATAATTAGTCATCTTTATCCTTTTTGTCTATAGTTTTTTTATGTAGGTTTTTAGCCATTTTTGTATAGATTTCCAAGTCATCATAGTTATCACTCTTAAATTTTTTTGTAGTCCTAAATAATTTTAACCCCATCATAAGTTGTGCAACTTGATGTGGTTGTATATCATCTTTTAAAATATCATGCAAAATAACATTAAATATTATTGCAAGTAATCTGAAATTCTCATCATAATCACCATAATCTTTTTGGCGATCTGCCATAATTTTTTTTATTTTTTCTTCGTTGAGGTCTATTGTTGTCATAAATCAGGGGATGAGGCAGAGAAAACAACTAAAAAGAGAGCCGAAAGGATGACTCAAAAACTCCGCCTCATCAGACATAAGTCTTATAAATAATTACAACTTATGTTCTTGTTATTTAGCATAAGAACCCGGTTTTGCATAAGGTTTTTTGTATGCAAATTTTGGTGTTCCTCCACCTCCTGAACCTTGAGAGGGAGATTTTTCATTTGGTGTTAAACAAATTGTCAAACCACCTGTCGGTTCACCATTCTCAGCTAATTCGTCAAAACCAGCTTGGCTGTACCATTTACCATTTATCTCAACGCCAATAGTCCAGTTCTTATCTGGTCTTTTTAAGTTTGGCGGTGCAACATAACTTGGTTGATTAGGTGCAGTTCTTTTCTCGTTTGGTATGAGTTTAATATATATTTTATCACCCATTTTTTTTTGCTCCTTGATTGTTAAGTTGTAACATCCTAACGTCATAACGATCCATCAAATCTCTATAAACCGCAGGATGTCTTGTTAATGCAACATTGAACTCTTCCGCAAAGGAAACATTTTTAATGTAATGCAACCTCGTTGGATGTTTTGCTTTTGATATAAGTTCAATGATGTGTTCTACTGGTGTACCCAACAACTTAACTTTTGCGAGAGATGCTATATAAGTCATTCCCGATACAGAGTTAGGATGTTCAATTACATCAGCACTTCCTCTTTCTTTTAAAGGTATGCCTATGTGGTCATACTCTTCTTTTGAAGTAATGTTATTATCCATTACACCAAAGAAAGATAAAGCTCTTGATAAGCTAAAAGTTTCAGCACACTCAAATGAATTGGGTTTGTTTCTGAAAACTTTAGCATGTCCTGTTGATAGTATTAAACCATCTTTATCTTTTATTTCTGTGTAGCCGACATAAAAATCATCAAAAGATTTGATGCTAGTTTTTATACCTATCTCGCCTACAAACTCTTCAATAAAATATTTGATTTTACTTGCAGCTTTGATGCAACTTTTACCTGTCTCTGGGTCCATGTAAGTTCCATCTTCTTTGCACTTATCTACTACTTTTGCTATTCTTAATTTTAAATGTTCCATAGTATTCCTTTAGTTGTTTTTTTCATTTATTTAAAATGGTAACAAACCCCATACTTTTTGTGCATAAATAAAAGTATAAGTGCCTATTACTTTTCCTTTGTATATTAACCAAGACATGTTTCTCCTTTTTGTTTGTTGTTAGTTATCCCCACAATTTTTTAATTATTTGTAGTTGTTCTTTACTCGCATCATTCATGGTCCAATGTGTAGTATCAGGTCTTTCAACTAACTCAGCCATACGCATTGGATCACCATTACTTAATAAAAGTAATCTTTGTATAGTCTTAGCCTTCTTAATCATTTGGTCTAAGTTATAATCTAAATAATCCTTTGATAGTTTTTCATGTGTGTCATCAAAAATAATAAAGTCTTTATCGTTTGCGTAAAATAAAAATGGAGTCTTGTTGCTAGCTTTTTTATAAAAGGCAACTTGAGGTATGTTCTCTTCATCTGGTTCTTTTGGTAGTGTTTGAGTATATATTTTTAAATCACCTTTTATAAATTTTGCAGTAGGTGGTTTTGTTTTACACTCAGCAAAATCATCATCGGTTTCAAAATCTATACGACCAGTTATACCTATAACTAAATCTTCAAGTATCATACTTACATACCTTTCACATGTAAGCTCTTTATCTTGAAATATATTTTTAACAGCAGTTAATATGTTTGTGATTGTATCATGTATATGTTGATCTATTTGTTCTCTTATTTTTTTATCGTTATTATCGTATGGTTCTTTAAGATATTTATTATATTCAAATTGAAATACTTTTTTGTAATCTCTTTCTTTTATTTCTTTTCTATCAGCTCCCTCAAAATAATACTTACCAATTAAATTTTGCGCTACGTTATTAGCACAGCTACCAAAGCCAAGTTTATATCTCTTCTTGTCCTTCCTTCTTTGGTCCTGTTTTCTACAAAAATAATCTACTATCCACATTGAGATAGGTTTGTATCTTTTGGAGAGCTGAGAAAAACTAAAATGATCTAAGCCTTCGCCACCTGATAAGAGCTTAAATATTTCGTTTGGTTTTTTCATAGTTGTTTTACTCCTTATAGTTCATTATATACCAGTTTGTCTAGTGTTTTTTTTTATTGATTTAACTTGCCAATATGGCTATAACAAGGCAACCGAAAGGATTTATGAGACTAAAAGATTGGATAAAAAAGAAAGGTTATAGTTATTCAGAAACAGCAAATGTTTTGAAGATACATAATTTTAACCCAGCAACAAACATTATTCGTTATGCCAAAGGTGATCGTATACCTCACCCAGATTTTATGTTGAAGATAAAAAATGGCACGAACAATGAAGTTCAACCAAATGATTTTTATGAAGAGTACTGGGAAAAAAATAAAAAAGTTTAAATACAAAAGAGTCAAAATATACTGGCAAGATATTGTATCGAACCCGGAATGGATGACTTTAAATAAAGCAAAAGATCAAGTCTATTCTTGGTGTGAAGATACTGGTTATCTTTTATTCAAAGATTCAAGAAGAGTAATCATCTTTGCATCTCATAGTTTCGATGATGATGGTGAGCTTACAGTTGGTAATATAACTGTTTACCCTAGAGGAGTTGTTAAAAAGATTGAGAAACTACAATGACCTATACTGGTATGTTTGAAGATGCGCAGCTATCATCTAAATTAAAAGAAGCTAAGAAAGAGATACAAAGACAAAAAAGATATATCGAAAAACAATCTGGTATTATTCTTGCTTTAGAAAAAGATATTGAATTGAAAGACAACATTATTTTGGTATTAAAAAACAAACAAAAAAAATAACTAATGGCACGATGGACCTACGCATTTAGTAATGGCAGTTATAATGATTGGCATAGACGCTTCCCTGATTTAGCTGGAATTGATATAGATTTCATAGAGGTATGTCCTAAGTGCTATCAACCATTAGCTGTAAAAGAGACATGCTATGACAAAGGTCAAGTTTACAAGGCTACTACCCTCACAAAGAGGGTCGCAGAGGCACTAGGAGTACCCGGATTTTTAGTTTTTTACACTCCCCAAGGGGTTGATATGAAATTTAGAATTAAGCGCATCACAGAGCCTGTGAGTGCGATTTACCACATGAGCCAAGACCAATGGCTAGCTTATTTATATTCACTACATGACGAACATAGAAAGTGTTGCAAAAATGCAACATAAATATGAGCCACATATCAGGGTAAAGTTTAGTCTGTTTGAGGACTCACAGTTTAGAACTATTCCAAACAAGCAACGAGCCAACGCCTTCCTTGTATTTATATGTTTACTCAAGTTTGCAAACTCTAAAACCCTGACTTGCTATCCACGCAAAGCTACCATTGCTAATATGTCTGGTTTATCTCGCACTACTGTATACAGGACCACAAAACTTTTAGAAAAAGCGGGTATTATACATAAAAAAAGACTCAAATCTACACTATTATACACAATAAATGCTAAGTATATTGTAGGTTTTAGAGATGATGTTTCAAAACGAAACACTAATGTTTCAAATTGGAACACCGGTGTTTCTGATAGGTCACTATTAGAAGAACTATCATATAAAACTAGCATTAGTAACTTTATAAGAGTTCTTGCAGAAGGTGGTAGCGATACGAACCATATTATAGAACAAATAGCGTATGAATACCCCCCTGAACAGCTTAAGAAAGCTATTGATAATAATGACAACCCATACCTTTGTAAGAAGGCTCTTGAAATACAAGAGGATAAAAAAAAAACTTATATAAGTATTGATCCTAAAATAGTGGATAATGTGCGAAAGAAAACTAATTATTTTTATAAGAATAAGGTAGCAAAGAATAAGAAAGAATATGGCAGGGTTCAAGCAACGAAAAGTTTTCTGTCAAGGTCTAACAAGAAGAAGTAAAAGACCTTGTTTAGCAAAAGGATATTTAACAGCCAATGGAAAATATTTATGTAGGTTTCATGGCGGAAATAATATAAAAGGTTTCAATCAACCAAACTATACAGATGAAACAAGAATCAAACAACTCTCAAAGCTCAGACAGTTTAGAGACAAATCAATCCAAGAAATTAGAGACTACTACAACAACAAAGTCAAACCTAGAATTGGAACTAATAAAAAATCAAGATATTATTATAAGCAACTTAGTAGACGGAAAGACCCTTACAGAAATAGTGCAAGACAAAAACCTTCCTGTCTCACCGATGAGCTTACAAAAGTTTTACAGCATCTTAAAGAAAAACAAAGACCTCAACGATAAGATAGTTGAAGCTCGTAAGATTGGTATTCAAACATTAATAGATAAACTGTTACAAATATTCCAATACCAAGAGGTTGAAAATCCAAATCAAATACTATGGATCAGAGAAAAAACAAAGTTTATTCAATACCTAGCTGGGAAGCTAACCGATCTTTATTCTGATAACAAGCCAATAAAACAGAATATAGATCAGAAAATTTCTGTATCTTGGACAGATACTCCTGATCTCGTTGACTTAGACGCAACATTAGTTGACGATATAAAAGACCCCGAGCTAAAATCCAATAGCACAGGGTCTTAATTTTTAACTCAGCCATTTAATCAATACAATTTTCTTTATTGATTACATCAGACCAATCTGTATCTTTTTCAACAAACCAAATCCATGATGAGGTAACTGTTTTTGTATTTTCATAGCCAGCTATATCATCATCTATTGCACACTTTTTGCCAACCATTACCTTCTTGTTAGCGCATGCGGTCATTGTCAAAGCTAATAAAATAATTAAAACTATTTTATTCATTTGATATGTACCCCCTTTCAAAGTTTATTTTTTTATTCATAAATAATATATCCGCCATTTTTTTTCATAAGCATAACTTTAGATGATAATTTTTGAGAAGTTTTTGATCTTACATTAAACTTTTTTTCTAACTTAAACTCTGTGTCCCAAATATCAATTATACTTATAAAACCTTTTTTTTTATTTGATATTTTGTTAAATTCTTTAATTAAAAATTTAACCATCTTGCACCATTTATTATATTTATTTAATTGTTTACCTTTCATTGTTTATCCTTTTTGATAAATGTGTTTGTTAAAAACATCGGGTAAAAAATTTACGCAAACAATATCTGAACTTGGATGTCCCACTTCGTACCAATCTACTGGACAAGTGTCTAACCACTCTTCAAATTCTTTTAGTAATTTTTCTTTTTTCTTACGCTCATACGCCTGCGCCTTATTTTTACTATCTCTATAGTCGTGTCCGTCATCTCGTTGTGTCATTATTCCTCGCTTGTTGATTTTTCCTCGTCTGTCTTTCTATTTATTATTTTGTAAGCTATAAATGCGCCAATAAGAAGGCAACCCATAGAATAAAAGAACATTAATACACCAAAGCCAGCACTCATTTTTTGCAACTTTTTAAATAGCTTTGTATTTCTCTTACCATCATTACACACATACCAGCAAAAACATTCCATTCTTTTACCTCGGATTTTAAAACCTTGTCTGTCTCTAAATCCTTTTGAAACTTAGACATAAATTTATGGAATCTTTTTTCGTATTTCTTAATTGCTTTATCTTTTGAGTTCATTAATACCCCCACATTTTAAAAGTTTTTTCAATCATATCTTTTAATTGATAAGTACAACAATAATCATTATCTTTGTTAGCTTTACATATTGCTTGTATCTCATCTATTAATTCATCTTTGTTTTTTAAATCATCTAATTCTAATTGCTCTTCTGTTTTCATTATTCCCCCTCGTTTAGCCAATTAGGCAAGCCATAGCTCATAGCCATAACCCCGCCAAATGTTATTAATAAACCTACAACAAAATCAAAATGGATTGCTAAGATAAAACCTAAAAAGGCTGAAGCAAAGCCAAGCAATAAACAAAGTAAGTGTTTCATTTAATTAGCTCCTCATTTTTTTTATTAATCCAAAATTTAGGATCAAGATTATAGTTATTTGCGGCTAGCTCTTTATGAGTTACAGTAACTGAGTTATTACGTTCACAGTTGCAAGCCTTCCTATATGGTAAAGGGTCAACCATTGAACCGATATTATTATTCCCGGTACTCTCAAACTTATTATAAAAATCCTCAATATTATTATAAGTTGCTTGAGCTGTTACAACTCTAAAAGTTCCTGAGATTAAATACAGTTCTTTTAAAAAGTCTCTGTAACCATGCCAACAGACGGCATTTACTTTTGATCTTGAGCCGTCTTTCTTTCTCATAAATCCAAGCCTTTGATACTTTTTCTCAGGTCCCAGATTTAATTTTACTCTATAACAATTACCGCTTACCTTACTAAAATCTAATTCGATCTTAAGGTTCTCAGCAATATAACAAAGCTTACCGATAAAGTTGGTAACTCCTCTCGTATTATATATTTTCATTTTTATACCTCATAGTTGTTTTATGACTTTGAACGTCAAAAGAATTTTATTAACACCAAATTTCAATCCTTTGTTATCCTATCACCATCAAAAGTCGGGTGTTGGTTTAAAATCACATTCAAAGTCATATAACCTTATCGGTTATAATTATGGCAACAATAAGACAATATATGCCTTAATTTAGACATAATATAAATTTAATTTACATTAAAACAATTATGAAATTTAAGTATAATAATGGGGGTTCAAAGTTTAAAGAAAGACGAGATTGTGTAATAAGATCAATCGCAATAGCGACTAATCAAGATTACATGAAAATTCTTAACGACTTTAAATCATTAATGAAAGAACCCCCATATAAAGGAGTTCCAAAAAAAATTTATAAAAAGTATTTAAAAGATATTAAATGGCGTTGGGTTCCAACTATGTTCATTGGTTCTGGTTGTAAGGTCCACATGAACGATAAAGAATTACCAAAAGGCACATTGATATTAAGCACATCAAGACACTTAACGTGTGTTATAGATCATGTAATTAATGACACCTACGACCCAAGTAGAGAAGGCAAGCGTTGCGTTTATGGTTATTGGTTAAAAGATTAAAGTTGGATTTTCCACATACAAGCGACATGCGCCAACCCCGCATATATAAACGGCAACAATACTTACCTATTAAGTTAATTTATTACCATCCCGGTATAGTGATAAGAAAAGATTATCAGTCATAATTAATTTATGCTGTAGCTTTTTGCGGTTTTTGCTTTTGTATTATGGGGGTATACCCCTAGCATGCGCCTATGTTTTATATATATATATACATGGGACTCGAGGACTCCCTTACACACAGCCACCCTTTGACAGACCTTTAAATATAAACTAAATATAGTATATGGATGAATTTACTAAACAAGATTTAGAATCAATATGCTTTGTAGAAAAAGAAACAAATGATGTAGTATTAATGTTTCAAGGTTTCTCAAATGAAAGCTCTGCGCATTTATTTATTACATTTGCAATGCTTTGTTTAGGATTTGATTATAAACCTACTGAAGATAGACCTAGTAAAACAATCCATTAGTTATGGATATTAAAATACCTTACACACCTCGTAGGCATCAGGCTTACTTACATAAACAAATATCTAAATTTAGATGGTCCGTCTTAGTTTGTCATAGAAGATTTGGCAAAACTGTGTGTATGATTAACCATTTAATAAGATCAGCACTTACATCTAAAAACAAAAATCCTAGGTTTGCCTATATTTCGCCAACATTCAAACAATCAAAAGCTATTGCTTGGGACTACATGAAACAGTTTACCGCCAAGATACCTTACACAAAGTTCAACGAAACAGAACTGAGAGTTGATTTACCAAATGGCTCTCGTATCACCTTGCTAGGCTCCGAGAACTCGGATAGCTTAAGAGGTATATACCTTGATGGCTGCGTAATTGATGAGTATGCAAACGTAACCGAAAAGCTATTTCCTGAAATAATTAGACCGGCTCTAAGTGATCGTAAGGGGTATTGCGTCTTTATAGGTACACCCCAAGGCATGAATAATAATTTTTATGATTTATACCAACATGCTCAAGGAGCTGAAGATTGGTTTCAATACAAAGCAAAGGCTAGCCAAACAAAGATAGTAGATAAAGAAGAGTTGACCAAAGCAAAAGAGGTTATGGGTGAAAAGAAGTTTTTGCAAGAGTTTGAATGTGATTGGATTGCAAACATAGAAGGTGCAATCTATGCAGATGAACTAGCAAAAATGGAAAACAAAAGGCAGATAAGCAGAGTTCCTTATGACCCTAGTCTACCAGTATCAACCGCATGGGACTTAGGAGTATCAGATCATAGTGCTATAATATTTTATCAACAATTAGGAAGAGCTATAAATATTATTGATTACCATGAGGAAAGAGGCAAAGGATTACCACACTATGTACAAATGATTAAAGACAAAGATTATGTTTATAAAGATCATTTTGCTCCACACGATATAGAAGTTACCGATTTTAGTAATGGTAAGACCCGAAGAGAGGTCGCCTATCAATTAGGTATTAGGTTCAGAGTAGTCCCCAAAATACCATTAGAAGATGGTATACATGCAACTAGCATGATATTACCTAGGTGTTGGATTGACGTTGACCATTGCAAAAATCTAATAGATGCGTTAAGACATTACCATCGGAAGTATATTGATAAAAATAGAATGTTTAGATCAAAGCCGGTACATGATTGGAGTTCACATGCTTGCGATGCCATGAGGTATCTAGCAATAGGATTACAAGAATTAAATACTAGACAAGTTGCACCACAAAGTGTAGCAGATAATAGTTATAGGATTATATAGATTATGAGTTTTTTAACACCAAAGATGCCAGCGTTACCACCGGTTCAACCGCCACCAGAGCCACCAAGCACAGAATTAAGTGAATCAGAAAAAGAAAGAATAGCAAAAGAACAAGCTGAAATTGAAAGAAAACGTAGAGGTAGAAAGGCAACAATACTTACATCACCATTAGGTGTTCAAGAAAGCGAAGAGTCAAAATTAAAAACTTTATTAGGATCATAATGTTTAAATTTATTAAAAAACTTTTTACACCCAAAAAACAAAAGGATGAGCATATAGAATTATTTGAGGAGTTTCCTATTTCCGATATACAAGTTTTTGATGACTCAAGCACAGATAAAACATTTGAAAACGAAACTAAAAAAAAAGTAAAAGAAACTAAAGAAACAAAATCATCATCAACATTTGGAGTATAATTATGGGAGGATCATTTAGACCAAAAAGACCAACACCACCACCACCACCACCGCCAAAGCCAACTCCGACCAAAGCTGAAGTTTCACAATCTGATCCTTCACCTACAGGTTATGACTCAAGAAAAACAAAAGCTAGAGGTAGATCATCAACTATATTAAGTGGACCAGTTGGTGTTGAACAAGAAGTAACTTTAGGTAGAAAAACTTTATTAGGATATTAAATGGCAAAAACAGATTTAACAAAAAATTTACTTGCACGTTTTGATAAGTTAAAAACAGGTAGACAAAATTGGGAAACGCATTGGCAAGAAGTTGCAGATTATATGCAACCAAGAAAAGCTGATGTAACAAAAACTAGATCAAGAGGTGATAAGCGAACAGAATTAATTTTTGATTCTTCTCCAATACAAGCTGTAGAATTGTTAGCAGCATCCCTTCATGGAATGTTGACTAACCCTTCTACTCCTTGGTTTACATTAAGATATAAAAATCAAGATTTTCAAAATGATGATGAAGCAAAACTTTGGTTAGAAGGTGTAACAGACGTTATGTATACAGCTTTTAATAGATCAAACTTTCAACAAGAAATATTTGAATTGTACCATGACCTTATAACATTTGGTACGGCAGCTATGTTTATAGAAGAGGATCAAGAAGATTTATTAAAATTTTCAACAAGACATATTAATGAAATATTTATAACTGAAAACAACAAAGGTAGAATAGATACAGTATTTAGAAAATTTAAAATTACTACAAGAGCAGCAGTACAACAATTTGGTACAGCAGTATCTCAAGATATAAGTAAACAAGTAGACAAAGATCCATACAACGATATTGAAATATTACATGCAGTATATCCAAGAGATGACTTTGATCCTTCAAAAAGAGATCAAAAGAATATGCCTTTTGAATCTGTATACATAGAATATAAAAATGGAAATGAATTATCAGTATCAGGTTTCAAAGAATTTCCATTTGTAGTTCCAAGATATTTAAAAGCATCACATGAAATTTATGGTCGTTCACCTGCGATGACCGCATTACCAGATGTAAAAATGTTAAATGAAATGTCAAAGACAACAATTAAAGCAGCACAAAAACAAGTAGACCCACCATTACTTGTTCCTGATGATGGTTTTTTATTACCGGTTAGAACTGTACCGGGAGGGTTAAATTTTTATAGATCAGGAACTAGAGATAGAATTGAACCATTAAATATTGGTGCAAACAATCCTCTTGGTTTAAATATGGAGCAACAAAGAAGAGATGCAATTAGAGCTGTGTTCTATGTAAATCAACTTATGATGCAACAAGGTCCACAAATGACAGCAACAGAAGTTATCCAAAGAAACGAAGAGAAGATGAGATTGTTAGGTCCTGTTCTTGGTAGACTACAATCAGAATTATTAAAACCTTTAATAGATAGATGCTTTGCAATTCTATTTAGAAATAATCATTTTGTTCAAGCACCTGAATTTTTATCAGGTCAAGATGTAGAAATAGAATATGTATCACCATTAGCTAAAGCACAAAAATCTACAGAACTATCATCAATAACTAGAGCAATAGAAATATTAGGTTCACTTGCAAATGTTGCACCAGTATTTGATTATGTAAACTTTGATGCTTTAGTAAAACATGTTGCAGACTTAGTTGGAGTTCCACAAAAAATATTAAAACTTCAATCTCAAGTTAATGCAGAACGTGAAGCTAAAGAAGAACAAGCAGCACAAATGCAACAGATGCAACAATTACAACAAGTAGCGAAAGCTGGAGGAGATGTAGCACCGCTTGCTAAAGTATTGCCTGAAGAGGCAAGAGCTATAGCAAATGCTGAAGCGGAATAGTATGGACACAAAAGAAATAGAAAAAAAACTAAAACAACTTAAAACAGATTACAAAACAGTATTCAACACAGACGAAGGTCAAAGAGTTTTGTCTGATCTTGAAAAACGATGCCATTTTTTGACTACCACAAATATAAAAGGTGATAGCCATGAAAGTGCATACTTAGAAGGACAACGCAGCGTCTTTCTATTTATTAAACAAATGCTGCTATCAAAGGAAACATAATGTCAAAAGAACAGATAACACAAGAAACTGTGCCTGTAGAAAAGACATCTACAGAAGCACAACCACAAGCAACACAAACAACTGTTGCTAATGCAGACACACCAATCTCTTCTACCACAACAGAGCAACCAACTGTTGCTAAAAGTTGGAAAGAAACAATTTCAGAAGAGTTTAGAACTGATCCAAACATACAAAAATTTACAGAGATAGATGCACTTGCAAAGTCATATATCAATGCAACTAAAATGATTGGACAAGATAAAATGGTTGTGCCAAATAATAATTTTACTGAGGATCAATGGAGTGATGCTTATAGTAAAATGGGTAGACCAGAAAGTGCTGATAAATATTCTTTGAATATAAAATCAGATGTAATTCCTTTTGAGGAAACTGCTATTAAGTCTTTTCAAGAACAAGCACATAAACTTGGTTTAAATAATCAACAAGCTCAAGGCGTTCTTGATTTTTATAAAAATACTACTGAAGGTTCTATACAACAATCTAAAGTAGATACAGAATC